ACCCGAGATCAAGGAACCAGGCTTTATAGGACTGCAGGAAACGTTGAAGGTACTGTTTTTCTATGAAGACGCCACAGTCGTCCCCGTTGTTAATGAGGTCAAACCATGGCAGTCTCAGTTCTGTGCAGAACCGGTGGATCATGCAACACATGAGGATGCAATTCCCCTCTCCAGTGTTCATGTCACCCGAACACCGGACTCCGTCCACCGTATACTCAACCTTGAACCCTTCAACTTCCGTCCTCGCCTTGTTCCGGAGCTGCTGACGCAGCAACCAGTTAAGCTCTCGATCAGGGCCAAAAGGGGCCTTCCAACAAGCATGTTCAAACTTGAGGGCATCTACTCCGACGTGTTGGTCGAAGCGGGAAGCGTCAAGTAGGATACACACCACGTTCGGCCTGGCGGTCATCTTTTCATGGATGGCACGCCCAGCTTGCAGCGGGGTCATTCCCTTGGCGACCACTGGGTGGTCGTTGAACAGCTTATCAATTGAATGGCACATCTTACTGGCGGTGGCCCTGATGTATCTTCCAAGCGCAACGTTATAGACAGGACGACGAGGTTGGATGACCCTTGGGACAGGGTCCTCTTTCTTGGTAAAGTTCAGTTTCTCGAACTTAACGAAAGGCTTCAATCTCACGTCCCCCCCACAACATCCCCGGGATTTATGTACCTCTATAGCACGCGCGTAGAGCTTCTTCTTGCTACTGGGACACTGTGACAAAAACTCGTCATAGGTCAACCGCCGAGCGCCTTTCAGCTCACGTGCAAAGTGATCCACATACCCCCTGAATTTCCTCCAAGCCCCAGGTCTAGCTTGTGGAGTGCGCACCAGGTTCCCATTCTGCTTGACATGGAATACCCTTTCATCCACCGCCCGTACCAAATTGACGAGTGAATTGTTGTGCGCGCTAAACCTAAGGCGAGAGGAAACGTCCCCCCACACGGTGAAGCGCCGTTGCTGTCGCTTCACCCGGGCACCGTCGATGGGTGAGATAGTGATCTCCGGGATCCCGCGCGGCAGAACGCGGGTATCCTCACCACTCACCACACCCCGGCACCCTCAGATGGCTGCTTGGCCACCCGCGACGAAATGATCGATTTCATCGAACATATCGTCGTCGTCGGTCCTGACGAAGTAGAAGGATGCTGCTGCGCGCTGGTAAAAGTTCTTCTTGCGCTTCACATCGTCTACCTGCTGCTGGCGTGCTCGCACAGCTCCGGCATCACCAGGATCGACATCGTCCATTGCATCTTTGATCCAGTCATCAACCACACGACCAGCTTTGAACAGCAAATCCTTCCAATCAGCATCCGAGCGGGAGTACTCGATTGCCGAGGATCGGAGCATGCTGCACATTTCCCTGATCACCGGGACCGATCTCGCCAGACGGTTGCGAGCTCGGTGTCGGATCTTGTGGTTGGCATCGTAGCGTGCTGGGAGAAAATGATCCACCCAGAAGTCGATATAAGACTGATTCATCTTCATCTCTTCATTTGGCAAATCATCAATCGACTCCTCGATGAACTCTCGGACACTACTTCTCGCGAAGCAACGGAGCAAGGTCTTCCTCCTCCTATTGATAAACCATGCGCCAGTGACTACTGCAGCCGCACCGACTACCAACACGATCGTCGAACTACCAGTAGCCTTCGGTGCTTTCTGACTGCCGAACAACCATGCTCGGCCTAGGGAGAAGGCAGAGCCAGTGGCTGCAATAGCAGGGACAGCAATTTTGGCTGGGTTGGTCGCGACGTTCATCG